CACCCAGAACTGCAATGGCTGTGTGCCACAACTGTGAGTCCAGATATGGGCACTCCCAGGCATACTTGGATTGCTCCAAAGAAAAAAGAACCCGGTGCCAGCAGTATACGCAAGCAGTTGTCGGAACTGTATCCGCATATGAAAGATGATGATATTGCTGTGCTGGCATCAATGACAACCAAAAAAGAAATTGACGAACACTACAAGTTGATGGGTCAAGAAAAGAAAAAATGAAGTACACTTGTCAGTTTTGTAAAAAAGATTTTGTTAAAGAAACAAGCCTCACTGTGCACAGTTGCGAGCCACGTAGACGTAGACAGGAACGTTCTGAACGTGGAGTGGAACTGGGGTTTCAAGCATACATCAAATTTTATGAAATGACGCAGGGCAGTGCCAAGTTAAAAACCTATGATGATTTTTGTAGCAGTCCTTATTACAAGGCTTTTGTCAAGTTTGGACGTTACTGTGTGAGCATACGTGCTATCAATCCTGCAAGGTTTATGGAATGGGTACTGAAGCAAAACAAAAAGATTGACAACTGGTGTAGCGACACAGTTTACACAGAGTACTTGGCGTTTTATTTGCGTGTGGAAAATGTCGACGATGCATTGGCCCGTGCAATGGAGTTTGGTATTGATTGGTCAGAAAAAACAGGTAATCCACCGCATGATTGTTTACGCTATGGTGGAACCAATGCAATGGTGTATGCTGTCACAGCAGGACGTATCAGCCCTTGGATAATATTCAACAGTGAGTCTGGACAACATTTTTTAAGTGAGTTAAATCAGGAACAGATCGCTATAGTGTATCCTTATATTGACGTAGATCATTGGCAAAAACGATTTCAGGACTATCCTGCTGATCAAGAGTATGCCAAGGATATTTTGAAACAGGCAGGTTGGTAATGAAAAAACTTTTAATTAATTCAGAAAACTCACTCATTGATCTTTATTTTAACAAATATAAAATTTGGAAAGATTATAATAAATTTTACAACAATGATAATTCTGAATCAATAATAGAAATTAGCCCCGACGGCATCCCTGTTTTTCATTATCAAGATATTGAAAATATTAATAATAGTGCGTCAGAAATGATTGCAATTGACTGTTTAACTGAGGGATTACATAGCAATGGTTATTTTTCTAAATACAATAAAGATAAGCATTATTTAATTTTTTCAAATGGAAGTTGGTCAAGTGATAATGTAGATGTTGGTATTAGCTATAGTAATATTCTACATTCGTTATTTTTATTTGAAATGGCGGATACTTATCTTAGCCCAAACAGATTTTGTTTTTATATGGATACAAAATATAATTTTGAATATCCTAAGCCTTGTATTTTTACCAGCCTAATAGGAAATATTAGACCAGAAAGAGACTACGTTCTAAATGGATTAAAAGAAAAACTCGAGTATAATAACTTTATTTTACGTTATTCGGGAGAAGATTTTGGTATCTCTTCAACTAAATATGATATAATAAATTTTAAAAAAGGAGAGTTTGATCCTTACACACCTTTACTTGACAAATATTATCATAGTGTTAGTCAAACTTTACCAATTGCAATGTATAACCAATCTTACGTTAATGTGGTAGTAGAATCAGATATAGACTATGTGGATAATTTTTTCTTAACAGAAAAAACAATTAAATCATTAATAGTTGGCATGCCATTTATTGTTGTAAGTACACCAAATTTTCTTAAAAATTTACAACAATTAGGATTTACTACGTATAATCAACTATGGGATGAAAGTTATGATTCTATTATAGATTATAAAAGTAGAGTAGATGCTGTTATTGATCTTTGCAATAATCTTGGAAAGTTTGATTGGGAATCTTCTAAATCATTACTAATGGAAATTCAGTTAAAAAATCAAAATAACTTTTTAAATTTAAATCATGTTGCCGACCGAGAATTTAAAAACTTTGAAAATATAATTAAACAATTATGAGCGCAGATATTGACATTGACTTTGCTGATCGTAATCAATTGCTGGAGTTGATTCAGCATACACCAGCACGCCAACTGCATCAAGGACAAGTGCGTCGTCACAATTCCGGTGTGTATGTCACCAACATTCCGCAAGATCCAGTCAACCAATGTGCTGCCATTGACTACAAAGCCGCAGAAGAACTGGGATACTTTAAAATTGACCTGTTGAACATGAGCGTGTATCAGTTGATCGCCAGCCCCGAACACTATGCCACAGCACTGGCACAAGAACCTGATTGGGCCAAACTATGGACTGATACAGAGTGGGCTCAACAGTTGGTACACGTTGGCAATTATACAGAATTGTTAAAAGAGATGCGGCCAGATAGTATTCCGCGAATGGCAGCATTTATCAGTATCATTCGACCAGGCAAGGCGCATTTACAACAACAGCCGTGGGATACGGTGTTTGAAACTGTATGGGACGGTGACGAATCTCAAGGCTACACATTCAAAAAGTCACACAGCCTAAGTTATGCAATGCTGGTAGCACTGCACATGAACTTGCTTACTCCATCCTGCGAACAAGTGTAATGGACTTTCGTTTGCTTTTCTTAAGAATAATATCAGCTAGGCTACACACAGGGCCGTGTAGTATTTCAAGATCTTTGTTGATGAATGTACGCAGGCAAGGTTTGAATATTTCCCAGTCTTTTTTCAGGAAAATGTTGATAGGAATACTGCGATTGCTTTCCCACCACCATACGTTGGCCAACTCTAAAAATCGCTGTTTCATTGCTGGATCGTGTATGCTGCCAAAGTCGTATATGGTTGTAACAAGATTATCTTGATTCTGAACTATGCCCACATATTCCGTTGATGCATACACACACAACGTGATAAAAGGATATTGTTCGCTTAGTTTACTAAAGATATCATTGCCCATCTGGATATTTATACCTTACAGATTTGGGCAGTATTAAAAGGACAGTTGCTCGTTGCTAGTATCGCTAAATACATCATATGTATTCAACCACTGCCTACCTTTACCAGCAAGTAATTAGAGTTTTAACTCCTGACACCAGTGGTGCTTATTTCAATCTGAGGTACGATCCTGTGTATGCTAAAAAACTAACAATCAACAAAGGTGTTGACAACGTGGTGTTGTTTGAGTTTATCAATCAAGACGAAAAACCTGTGAATATAACAGGCAGCACACTGACATTTAGAATGGTCAGTCAAAATGGCGACGCATTGCTGGTACAAAAACAAATGGAAATCATCAATGCTGTGTACGGCCGTGCCAAAGTCACACTAACACCTGCTGAACTTGATGCAGTTGAAGCACAACCAGCGGGCTACAGCATTATGCGAGCCAGCGGCAATTTGATAGAAGCAGTGTTTACTGATGCACAAGCAGGCGCCAGAGCTCCAGCTGATATTGTGGACAGCATTTATCCTGAATTTGTGCCCAGCAACGAACTCACAATTCCCACTGTGAACTTGTCGGCACAGACCAGTTACGGCGGCAGCAGTGGATCACAATATCCAGATTGGGCATTGCAAGCAGGACAACCAATTGGATCAACTACTCCTTACCAGTCAACCGAATACTACAGCAGTCAAATTGAGCCACGCGGTCCTGTTACCACCATACAGATGGATTTGATTGGCTATACAGGCACAATCAAAGCACAAGCAGCCGAAACGTATCAAAGTATTTGGTACAATGTAACACCATCTACACAGTACTTGAACACAACCGAAACTATCTACATGAATGTGATTGGGTGGCATCCATTGTTGCGTTTGTGTTTCAACAACAGTGTAACCACAACTGGGCTAGACGGCACCAACTTCGGAACGGCTGCCACAGCCAATGCAGTGGTAACTGACGGTGTTGTTACCAGTGTATCTGTAACAAGTCCAGGTTCTGGATACCAAGCACCTCCGTTGATAACTTTTGTTGGAAATGGTGCCGGAGCAACTGCCACTTCTACAATCGGTGCAGGCGGCGCATTAACAGGAATCAATTTGACTTCAGGTGGTTCTGGATATCGTCCTAATCCTTATACCATGTTGTCGATTGCTGTGATAATATCCACTGGGCATATAGAAAATATAAAATATCGTTAAGCCAAATCAAGTTGATTCTTGTGGCAAAACATGTTATAATAGTAGCATGATCGATGTGTTAGCATTTTTACCCAGCAAAAGAAAACAGTCTAGTTCTGGGTGGCTTAGTTTTAATGCGCCTTGTTGTGTACACAACGGCAACAGTGCAGATCGACGAGGCAGAGGCGGCATCAAAGTTTCTGACCAAGGCTGGAGTTATCACTGTTTCAACTGCGGATACACTGCCAGTTTTATTTTGGGACGCAACATTGGATTCAAAGCACGTAGATTGCTTGAATGGATAGGTGTTCCGGAAAACGATATCAATCAAATCAATCTTGAAAGTATGCGTCATCGCAGTATGGAAGGCATGCTGGAAGATCGCCAACGTGAGTGGAACAACACAAAGCCAATTGAATTTAAGGAAGCAGAACTTCCAGAGTTTTCAGATTTTGTAACACCAGATAGTCCCGCGGAATGGGCTTACTTGCGAAGCAGATGCATTCCTGAAGACTACCCATTGATGGTGGCAGCCACCAGTAGAAGCGGCGTTGTTATTCCATTCACATACAACAACCAAGTTGTGGGCAGTACAATTCGATTCTTAGATGATCGCAACCCACGTTACATCAATGATACTCAATCCGGCTATGTGTTTGGCATGGATCTACAACAAACTGGCTGGCAACATGTGATTGTGACAGAAGGCATATTTGATGCGCTGTGTATCAGTGGATTGGCTGTTATGCATAATCAAATAAGTGACGAGCAAGCAAGATTGATACGCAGTTTGGGACGCGACGTCACTGTGGTGCCAGATCAAGACCAGGCAGGACTTGCACTGATAGACCGTGCAGCGGAGTTGG